GGTTCGTGATGATCGAGAACGTATCGTTCACGACAGCATCGCGGTTGGCCGTACCAGGCTTTTCGCCCTTCTTCATGCCGTTCAAGACTTCCTGAGCACGGTGGTGCACGGAAGAGTTGGACTTACAAAGAAGCTTGTCGAGCTTGATATCGAGCACTTCGCCCACACCGCCCTTGATGGCCTGTGCCGTCTTCATGGCTGCCTTCCACGCATCGTAGTCGAAGTCCATGTTGCTGGTAGTACCGTCGGAGAGCACGTTTGACCAGTCTGGACCGCCGTCCTCACGCGTGTGAGAGGCAGATTCAGGAGCGACGCCGTCACCGCCGGTGTTCGTGACCGTGAAGGCCAGACCGCCGGTAGTATCCGTGTAGCTTGAGCTGGTCATGTTGTTCACCTGGTTCGCAAGCACCTGCTCGCGGAAGCGAATCGCGTCAGCCTTAAGCTGCTTGACGATACCTTCGAGCTTGCGGGCCTGGAGGCCGTAACGCCACATCGGACGAGTGATGCGAAGCATACCCGCAAAGAAACTCTGCGTGTACGACTTATCAAATCCCTGGTACGGGCTGTCCGCAGGGATCTGGCCGTTCTCGGCGATTTTCGAGAAGGTCTTAACAGACGTGAGGGACGAATCCTTCACGATGTAATCAGTGACCGGCTCCACGTAGACATAGTCTTTGTGGTACTCCTGGAGGTCAGCAGGGCTCTTAATCCAGATGTTCTGGATCGAGAGATCAACGAGGTCAGCCGCCGCGTTGATGTCGAAGGGAACGTTGGTAGACATCATAAGCGTTTAGATTAAGCGGTTACCTGGCCTACCTTGGCGATGTACCCGACAAGCTTCTTGTCAGTCGTTGCCCCAAGGATACGGAGTGCGATGAAGATCGCGTTGATGTCCGTAGAGTGGGAGCTGGTGTTGTTCACCGTACCGCCGTTGGTAAGCAGGTGGGCCTTATTAAGCTGATCTGCGGCCGTAACGTTGGTGCAGTCTGCTACATAAAGCTGACCTGGGATAATGTTGTAACCACGAATAAGCGGGTTTGAAGCCGCAGTAGTCTTGGTTTCCGCGATAATGCACTCGATGTTGGTCGCGTCGCCAACGGTCGTGGTGGCCTCCTTAATCTCTCCAGTCGTCGTGTCGCGATACCCCAAGTACCCTGTCGTGAACAGGGTAGAAGCATCTGCAACATATTCGAGTGCAGGGACTGTCGGAGAACCAACCCAAGGCTTAAATGCCATCATAGGCGTCTTGCTATTTTTTATCCTTTTCAGGATACAGAGCCTTTATCTCGGAGAGACGCTGAGTGATTGCTTCACGCGAGAGATTTGGATACTTCGCCATGAGTTTATCAACATCATTCTCGTCACCTGCCCCTGGGCCTCCTTGGTGACCGCCTCCCATAGACAAACGATTCCGTTTTAGTAAGTCAGCTCTAGCTTCCGCACGAGCACGATCGGTATCAGTGCCGCTGCCTCCAAGATCCTTGTGAATCTTATCGAGCAGCTTCCTGAACTCGGGAAGGGATGTCGGTGTCTTATAGAGCTTGAACTCTTCATCCACCTTCTTCCACTTCTCGTCGTCGTCGTACTCCGGATGCTTTTCAAGGAACTCGGTAACTGCTGTATTCTGGACGGCCTTCGCAGACTCGGCAGCGATACGTACGCGTTCGGCAGTCATGTCTTCTTTCGAAACCATACCTGCTTTCTCCGCCCACGCCTGGAACTTCTCCTCGTCCTTCGGATCGAGCTTCACTTCCGGCTTCTTCGTCTTCAAGGCTTCCAACGCTTCTGCGGCTTCCTTAGCGGCTGCTGTAGCCGACTGTGCCTCATCGCGATACATTGCAATTCCTTTCGTGAGGTTGTCAACTTGAGCTTCAAGTTTCTTCATCGCCTCGTCGCGTGGATCGGGCTGGCCACCATCGCCTCCCCCGTCCCCACCGCCCTTATTGTCTGGGTCTTTTGGTTCTTCGTTAAACATAGGTTTCTTGTGTTTTTGGTAACTACTTTTTATTTACGAGCAGAGCGACCTGCTGAGCAAAAACGTCAAGACGTCCTCTTGGCTGAGGACTGGAGAGTAAGTTCGTGCGGTGCTGCCCTAGTCTCAACACCTCGAAGCATCCCTGCTTCTCACAAACTCACTATCCAGTACTCACCCGGAGTACGCACTCAAGTTTTCAAGGCACGTGAAATATCTATGTAGATAGTACCACCTGCCTAGCTGTCAAGCATCTACTACTCGTCGAACGACACTGCTTCGAAGGCCGTGCACCAGATATCGTACTGGGCAGCTTCGCGGATGCGAGCGAACTTCTGCTCAGGAGTATCGCCCTCCTGCGGCCCGAACTTGTAATCCGTGTTCAAGAGAATATCCCTTACAGAGAGGATTTTCGTCTTGTTTCCTTCAAGAGCGTCGAGCACGAAGTCTTCTGCATAGAGAGCTTCGATGTCTGCCGAGAACTCCTTCTGTTTGTCGTCGGGAATCACAAAGTGCTCCTTCCCGTTATCCACAACCTTCTTTTTCTCCTGCGTTTCTGGGTCGAGTTCAGCGTACTGATCCACGATTTTAAGGCGGTCAGCTTCGAGCTCTTTGATACCCTCTGCGAGCAATGCAAGGAACTTGGTGCGTTCACGAGACTCGCGTCCCGCCAAGGGCACTGCCGCCAGCCACTCATAAAGGCCAGCAAGCTGGTTCTTCGGGATCTTGAATGCAACGTTCATCATGGTGTTTCTTTTACTGGTTGATATTAGCGAACCTTGAACTCCGGCAACGGCTTCTGCGTCTTCTGGAAGTACGCAACGATGTATGCCCGCACGCGTTCGCAGTGCTGACGTATCGCGTCATAGCTCGCCAGAGACGAGATAGCACGGCTCCTGCGGTCTTCGGGGATATAGTCCTCGAATACCACGTTGTCCATGCTGTCCTTGAGATACAGGTGCGGGTTCTCGGGGTCCATCTTCGGTCGCTTGTCCACTACGTTGTCCGAGAGACGCGTAGGAACGATGAGCGAGAACAAGAACCCTGGCTTGTCCGGGAACTGGTTAATCTTGATGCCGAAGTCTTCCCCAAGAAGCTCGTCAACGATCTGCGAGAGTTTCGGGTCTACCCCGACGCGAGACTCGCGAGCGTGAGCGATGTCTTCTGCCTTTGCTGCGTCCTTGAACTTCTCTTTTCCTCCCGTCTCGATGTCTCGCACGCGTTTCTCAATCGAACCGACCTTATCGGAGAGGCCCGAGATACCTTCGGATATCCCCGCAAGCAGCTTGAACAGCTCCGTATCACCCCCAGCAGGAGCAACAGCAGGTGATGCTGGAACTACAGGAGGCGTTGTATTTGCTTTTCTTCCCATCATAACAGTGGTGATTAGTTAATCGTTTAATCGCTTACCTTCCACGCCCACGAAAGGCACGAGGGTCTTTCGTACGCATCATCATCTTGAAGGCTTCGTTTCGGGCTATGGCCATTTGCAGTTCATCAACCGGAAGCTGCACCCTTCGTTTGACCATGCCCCCATTGCTCTCCCACTCCTCTTTCGTAACCTTCATGGTGACGTCGTAAGGAATGTAGTTCACCTGACGTTCGTACCTTGCCGCGAGGTTCCTACGCAGTTCCTCGTTGCAGGTGAAGTACACGAACATATAGATATCCAGCCAGTTAAAGACCATCTTCTTCAGGTTGCCTCGCTCCAAGAACGTAAGTTCGAGATATCTCGTCTCCACGTCCCCGGTATCCTCACTCACTTCGAAGACCGGAGAGAACTCAAGCTTCCCTTCTCCGTTGATGGAGTTGATACGCCATTGTTTCTTCTGCATCTTCGTACCGACTCCGGTACCGGCACCAGATAACGTCTGTTTCGCACTTCCCGCATCACTCGCGGCCTTCGTTCCCTTGTCTTCTGGTGCAGGTGTTGGCGTTGGATTATTCGCTTGCATATTTGTTTATACGTTGTTCAAAGAGCATCAGCCCCTCTCGGATTGCCTCCTTGCGGATCATCTTCTTTGCGTACCCGAACGCATCCGGCTCGTTAATGCGTTCACTGTCTAGCTCAGCGTGAATCTCGTTCTTCGC